ACCATAGGCACTATTAAGGGATATCTTCTTCGCCATCTGGATATTGTTGCACCTAGCAATCTCCTTCTCCAGTGCCTCCGTGGGTGTCTTCTCATACTGCTGCTTTGCGGCAAGCATCTTCTTCTTGAATATAACTCTATCCCCGTACATCTTGTCCATAAGTTCAGGAAGGAAGCCTCGCACATCTTTCCTATATTGTGCTCCATTCGCACAAACTGCATAATCTCCATCAAATTCACACTCCTTGTTTAAGATCCTTTCAACGCTCGCACTGGGATGTCGAGTTTCCCTGATGGTCTCTGGGGAAATATTATACTGCATAATAAGATGAGGATAGAGAGAGTTAAGGTCAAAACTAACAACCCAATCATACTTTCCTGGAATCGGTTCTTTGACATAAGCACCTGCATATTTGTCATTTTTATCAGATCTATTCTTAGGAGGAATAACAATATTCCTTCTCTTCAAATAGTTGTAGATGATGGTATCCCACATCCGCACTTGATAGAACACATCCTCATAGTTTACCTTGGCTTCATATGCCATAGTGAGGGCGAGTTCAATCAACTTCATCTTGCTTTCCAAACGGTCAACAAGTTCTACGTCAATTATATTGTATTCTACAAACTTTTGCCACCCATTAGTATAGAAGTCCTTAAAGGTATCAAACTCAGAGTGATCTAATTTCTTCTGTCCTAGTTCTACACCAGCAATATAATCCAAACGATATGATTCCTGTGCCTTATAAGTAAACTTCTTATAAAGATCAAGATAATCTAACTGAGATACACCACCAATATCATATGAAATATGGGTACGACCCATAATAGTAGTTTCTTCCTCGGTTACAAGACCCCAAGGAGACATTCTTTTTTTAAGTTTCTCACCAAGAATTCTATCAATCCTACGGCAAAGATATGGAATATCATATAACTTACTGTTCCAACCAGTAATAACTTCTGGTGTATTGGTCTCAATCATCCACCAGTTTATAAAATCATTTAGAAGTTCATACTCTGTTCGGAATGATTTGTATAAAACATTCTCCTGCTTATTCTTAAAAGGTCCTTGACCCCAAGTTATAATCTGCTTTGTATTATAATCTTGTATTGATATGAGAAGTATTTCTTCTGCTGCAGATTCTACATCAGGGAATCCCTGTTCAGATTTAACCTCAATATCAAGGGTAACTAATTTAATTTTTTGAATATCAAACTTTAATTCTTGTTCAGGATACTTATCAGAAATATACTGATAAATAAATCTCTCATTTCCATAAACATTAAAATTATCAATCTCACTATATCGCTTTATAAAATCCCTAGTTTCTCTAACTGTGCCTGGTTCAATTGCTTCTACAGAATCACCAGTAAGTGTTTTATATTTTGTTTTCTTTTTTGAATCAACAAAAAGGGTTGGATAAAACTTCTCACGAGTTGCAAAGTGTTTTCCATCTTCGTAACCACGCACCAAGAAGTTGTCTCCAACCATCTGAACGTTTGTATAAAATCGCATTATGTAGTGGTGAGTTCAATATATTTCTTAATTACCTCTGGACTTGGATCAGCGATAGTAAGAATGTCTTCTGATCTTAGCATATATTCCTTTTGATTGCTAGCCCCAATCCAAGGTTTCATATTTTCTTCATCAAAGAATCTATATGGATTAATCAAACGACAATCAGGTTCACCCTGTTCTGCCATAACCTCTTCCACTTCGCTGATAATAACGTTATCAACGTTAACTAAAACACATTTAATTGCCATCAGTTTCTTCCTCAATTTTAAAAGTTTCTTTTTTATCCAAATACATCTGCTTAACAGATGGTAATGGTTCTACAATTGTTACAACCCAATCAGTTGGTACTACCATTTTTTTATCTTTTGATAATACAATCCAAGGAGTTAGTATTACATCAATCCCATAATCACCATTAGTTTTTTCTTCTTCAGTAAGAAAAGTTTTTTCTCTAGTTTTAACAAGATGAGGTTCTTCTAAGAGATATGCATATGGTGCAACCTGCTTATCATCAGACACTAATTCCTTGGCATCTGATATAAGCATTTCACCTGATTTTAATAAAGTTAATTTTATGGACATTTTAAACCCATCGAGTTGCTACAATTTCAATATTATTATCTATTGTAGTCGATTCTTTCTCAATTGTAAATCCCTTGTCTTCAATACTGTCTAATATTGTAGCTTTTGCATATTGTTGAGTAATTTTTTCAACGAACCTTCTTGGTGGAACTGGATCTTTCCAAGTTTGTATATCTGCTACTAATTCATATACACCATCTTTGTTTAAACGAAATCCAATATCATTTCCTATAGAAACATCTACCTTTACTTTTTCATGTTGATGATCAATAGGATTAACTAATTCTATATTCTCTTGAACATCATACTGAAGAAGTTGTAATGCTTTAATCAGATAAGGTTTCTCTTTGATTTTCGTTTTGATTGTGCTGAAGTGTGACATTTTTATTGTTAGAGTAAAATTCAGGTTTAAATTGACGGGTTTCCAAAGAACCAAGTTTTTCTTCAATATCTTCAGTTATGTTGATACACTCACCATCGGTAACACCGATAACTTCTTCAGTCACAGTTCCATCTTGGCTTATAATAAATTTAACAGTTTCCTGTGGCATATTATTTATTTGGTATATACACTAATTTATTAATCTCTGGAAGATACAAATATTCAATTTGACTGCTTCTTAAAGTTCCAAGACAATCATGAATGGTTTCTGCTATAGTATTACCAGCAAGATTAAATGATGTATTGAAAAGAATAGGAACATCAGTTTGCTTATAGAAATCAGATATCAAATCATAATAATGTTTGTTTTGTTCCCTAGTAACTGTTTGTATCCTACAAGTTCCAAAATGAACTATTGATGGAATCAAATCTTGTTTTTCTGGTAAAACATCTATAGCATATGACATAAATGGACTCTCTTCTAATCTATCCATATCAAACCAATCCCTAGCGTGTTCTAAAAGAACTGTTCCAGCAAAAGGTCTAAAAAACTCTCTTTTCTTTACAGTATTCACAATATCCTTACCATTCTTTATTCTAGGATCAAATAGAATAGATCTATTCCCAAGTGCTCTAGGACCAATCTCACTCCTTCCTTGAGCAATAGCAACTATATTACCTTTAATTAATAACTCTACAACATCCTTAGACACTACATCAGTTTCATTTTCACCTTCTAATAATTCATATTCATATTGCAACTGACCACCTAGATACAAATCTTTCCATTTATATTTTTGGTTAAAACCAATTCCAAGTTTTTGTGGTGTAATACCACCTTCATGTAACAGTCCACCAATACTTACACCAGAATCATCAGCGACTGGATCGATAAACAAATTGATATCATCAGGTAACGACTTAAGTAACTTATAATTAGCAACACAATTTAAGGCACACCCACCACTTAATACTAAGTTCTTACTTTTACTCAAAGATAATGCTCTTTCACAAGTAGCAATTAAATACTTTTCATAATCAGTTTGTATCCTATATGCAATATTCTTAAAATATTTTTTAGGATCTTCTTCTATTTCTTCGTCAGATATACCTAATACCTTTTTAATTTTACCTTCCCACTTATCAGGATCTTGCCATAATAAACTATCATTAAAAATTGCATATAAATCACCCATCCAAGGCCATCTTGGATTCTGACCTAGAGTAAATGATTTATTTCCACCAGAATCAATAGATAATAATTCAGGTATTCTACTATCATCTTCACCATAAGGAGCAAGACCCATAGTTTTACCACATTCCAATGCTCCAAACCCAATACACTCAGTTATTGCAGTGTAACAATATCCAGCACCTATATTTGCAATAGGTTTAACATAAGAAGGTCTACTGTCATCAACAATACTTCCATCACCTACAATATATTTTTCTATTATATCAAATTTTGAAAAAGAAATATCGTATGTAGTTTGATTTTCTTTACCATAATCAAAAGTACTACCTGCACCATCTATAATAATAACTAAAGCATCTTCAAAACCAGAACCTGCAAAACCACACATTGCATGATAGTCGTGATGATTATGAAGTAGTTCTCCATGATTTATAATTTCATGAACCTTTTCATCAAGACCTCCCATAAACTGTAGTGTTCTCATATAGGGAAGAGGATCAATATACTGAGAAAATAAATGAGTGAATGAAACAAAATCAAATTTATCAATATAATCTTTAACTTTGGTTAAAGATACCATTGGAGATCCATCATGTGTAATATTAGTATGCCTCTCTTCCTGAATATGTGCGATTATCTTATCATCTTTTAAAATAGTCACAGATGCATCATGTGGTCCACAATTAACACAAATTTTATTCATGATAAACTTCACCAATCTCCCAACACTCTATACCTTCATCCTTAATTATATCCATAGTCAACTCAACACGATTAGCAGGAACAATTACACAATATCCAATACCTAGATTAAATACTCTTCTCATCTCCAACTCATCCATATTACCCTGTCTTTGGATCTCTAAGAAGATCTCTGGAACACTCCAAGCATTCCAATCAACGTGTGCTTTAAGTCCCTTTGGAAGGCATCTAGGAAGGTTCTCAGGGATTCCTCCTCCAGTAATATGCGACATACCATAAACATCTTCAACCTCATTTAAAAGACGTTCTACAACAGGAGCATAGATGGTTGTTGGTGTAAGTAACTCAGGGTGACTATAATATCCTAACTTAAGTCTACGTGCCAAATAATTAATAATACTGTATCCATTACTATGAACACCACTACTTGCTAATCCAATAATTCTATCACTTGGTTTAATAGCAGATCCATCAATAATCTTTTTCTTTTCTACTATACCCGTACAGAAACCAGCAAGGTCAATCTTCATCTGATACTGAGGATGTTCAGCAGTTTCTCCACCCAAGAGATCCATACCTGCTATCTCACACCCTTTAATAATACCTGTCATAATATCAGGTATCTTATCATCTAACTTCTGAGTAGAAATATAATCTAAGAAGTATAATGGTTTAGCACCACAGGTGATTATATCATTGACACACATAGCAACAAGATCTATACCAATAGTTGTATAGTCATTAGCAGCTTGTGCAATATCAATCTTAGTTCCTACACCATCAGTTCCAGATACCAAAATAGGTTCCTCATATCCCGAAGGAACCTTTATCATTCCACCAAACCCACCAAGGTTAGGAACTTTAGTTTTAAGATCTTCTACAAACTTATTACCAGCATCTATATCAACACCAGCAGTTTTATAATCTAATACAATACCCTCTTCTTTAAAATCAAGGGGATCATCCCAATTGCGATTCGCCATCTCTCTCCTTCGATGTTTTCCAAAAATAATTATCTTCTGATCCTAATCCATCTCTATCGTGACCATTCTCAACTTGATAGTATGAAGTCGATACTTTAAAGTCAGGAGTTTTTGGTGTTTTAGGAGTCAAACTATTATCATAGATTCTCATTCTATTATTAGGATATAAAGCAAATTGCCCATTATCCAATTCAATTAGATTGTGAGATTTATGTTCACTAGGACTCTCACTCGTAGAATAATCTACTAGATCAGAATCTTGATGATAATTATCTAGCGTACATATGTACGTTCCTGTTTGAGCACCATAGTCACGAGTCATTATTTCATAATGCATTGAACCAATGAATTGCTTAGTGACAGCAACTACTCCATAATCCATACAATTCCAAAACTGTAGATTATGTAATTCCATATCTGGTTCTGGTTTCTCTGGTTTTTTTCCAAAAGTATATGGTGATAAAAAAGCACTGATAGGCAACTTATCGTAAACTGCTGCGTATTCTGGTAGATAAGTTTCAAAATAAAAAGCACGTCCAGGTATCGATTTTGCCGATACCCAAACGCCCTTTACATATTCCCCATGACCACTTTGATGATCAGTGAGATATTCTTTTCTAACCCATACCTCATAAGAAGGTAAGTTACAAATCAATGCTGGCATATACAATGAAATAATATTGAGGTAGATTCCTATAGCCGCTTATCCTGAACCTACCAAAGGGGATAACCGCAGCCAGTATTTCTCTGACTCTTATATTATAGCACAGATTTTTCTTTCTGCTTCTTATCTTTAGGAACTCGTTTGAGATCGCTAATAGCATTCTTTATAATGCTGAAAGGACTAGTTAATTTCATGATCTTTACCTCCTAAGTAAGATTTACGAGCATGATGTTCTGGTACAATCTTATTTAATTGTATGGTGAGGAGTCCATCTGTAAACTTGACGGATCCAACCTTCGTATCGTCTGAGATCGTCCAAACTCGTTTGAAACTACGTTGGGCCAATCCTTTGTGGACAAACGATCCATCAACTTTCGATTCTTCTTTTCTGCCTTCAACAAATAGTTTTCCAAACTCCGTGAAGACTTGTAACTGATCTTCCTTAAACCCTGCAAGTGCGATCTCCAGTGTTGACTCATGATTATTCAATTGAATTAAATTATATGGTGGGTAGTTTGATTGTGGGAAATCTGAGTTAAAGAAATTATCAAAATAATCATCTAACCCTATGCTATTTTTAGCAATCTTTTCTACTAGATCTGGAAGATTAGCAGCGTGATAACGTTGTAATGCGTTCATGGTTCTCCTTATTAAGCGAGTGTGTAATTTGTACCCCGAAGGCGTACACTACTATTTAACCATAAAGCACTAAAAAAGGGGATGTTGTATCCCCTACCTATTTATTCGGTTATTCTCCAAATAGATGATGCTTTGATGTACCAGCATTATCATTTGATATATTTCCTATACCAGTTTCTTCAGTTTCCTCTAATTCATAACTCCAATCTTCTATCACAGTATTGGAAAGCATTCTATCAGAAAGAAGATCCATTTCTTCTCTTGCTATCTCTTCACTATCAGCATCAAACCAAAAATCAATTGCTTTACCAATCCTCAACAAATGAGGTTTAAGATTGGGAGCAACTAAATGTATATTTTTCATCACTGCGTTACCAGCAGCATCAGATACAGATCCTCTTAACCTAACAAAAACTAATGCTTTGAATCTCATAATCAAAAAAATATTGGGGTGGGAGGTTGGGTTTCTGTATTACCAACAAAGAACGGGCATTACTACAGTAGTAAATTTTACGTCCTTGCCTGAGACCCGATTGGTAAATCGATTCTACTCTTGCGAGTAGCAGCACCACCTGTGTCTCGTCACCTTAACCAGCTATATGCCAGAAAGTTTATTCAGTCACTCCCCGTTGAACCCGTCGATTCAACAAACATAGTATAGCATAAAAAAAGAGGGTGTCAAGTCCCCCCTTCCTCTACTTTCTTTTTCTTTGCACCTATATTATATTTCGTTTCTAAAATCCAATCACCTTTATCCTTGTAAGATAAAACCTTAATCTGATTGAGTGGAGCAATATCCTGTATCCTATCAGCATCTACAATACCAACTAATCCCCAATCAGCAAGTAACTGAGCAATACGATTTCTACGTTGAACATCGTTAGCAGTAAGATTAGCGTGTTTACCGTCTAGGGCAAATAGTTCCTTAAAATGAACAAGAAAGTATCTTCCTTGTTTATGAAGTATGTGGCACGATTGATATATCTTCTTTTCTTTTCGGGATGCTACCCCAATTCTTGTGAGAGTTTCTCTTACCTTTAGGAAGTCATCTGGTTCATTCAGAGTAACTTCTACCATTTGATCTTGCGACCAACTCACTTCGGGTTCTTTAACCACACTCATTGCTTTCCTCCAGTTTCAAATTTTAATCTTATAAAATTAAGTTGTTCTTTAGTTAGGATTTTCAATGCTTGT